CTGCCACTGTCGGCGATCGAGTCTGATTGGTTCGCGGCGGATGTTGAAATGATTGACGGCGAGTTAGTTGTCGCTCTGCTGCTGCCCAATCCGGTCAATTACAGTCCGGAGCAGGCATTCCCCGTGCCGCTGCAGAACGTTGCGGACGGGCTAATTGCGCTACCGCAACCTCTCACGCCGCCCCCCGGACAAGCCGTCCTTACGGCTGGCAAAATAGCTGGAGAAAATTCAGGTGACGAGCAATGAGCAATATCGACTGGTCAAAATTGATCACCGCGGCGATGAAAGAAACTCAAAAAACCATAGCGCTCATCGCTGTTGTTACAGCCGAGCAAAGCAGGTTGAAGGCTGTTGCTGACAAGGTGATTCAGCCTTTGCAGGATGATCACGACACCGGCGATGCTGACGATGCTGAGGAGGCCCTGCTGATCGCCTGGAAGCGATACCGGTCTGCGCTGGCAAAGGTTCAGATGCAGCCCGGTTATCCGAAATCTGTGGAATGGCCCGTCACCCCGACCTGACAAGCTACAAAACGCAACCCGCCATCGAGCGGGTATTTTTTTGCCTGGAGAAATGTGATGACCATGACTGAAAAAGATCGCGATGTGTTGGCGCGCACGCTGTGGGGTGAAGCGCGCGGGGAAGGGTTGACCGGGATGGTAGCTGTGGCGTGGACGATCCGCAACCGAGTGGACGACGGCAAGGACAAGTCGTGGTGGGGAGAGGGCTACGCCGGCGTCTGCCAGAAGCCGTACCAATTCAGCTGCTGGAACAGGAACGACCCAAACTACCAGTTTCTGAGCGGTGCGAGGCAGATCCCGTTCCGCGAGCTGGCGCAGTGCCGAATTGCTGCTGACCAAGTTATCGACGGCAAGGTGCCGGACCCCACCGGTGGGGCAACCCACTATTACGCGACCACCATGCCCAAGGCGCCGGAGTGGGCGGCCAAGGCCATACGGACACTGAAGCTGGGCAACCACGTGTTCTTCCGCGACGTGCCGTAATCGCCCCGCTCAGCAGAGTGGCACCAGTACCCATTCGAAGTAGGAGATGAAGATGCAATCACAGCAATACATTGCCCCGGCGAGCCTGGCGCCGATAACGCTTGCCGTCAAAGCAAACGGCGGAAGCGTGAAGGTCGAGAAGCAGGTGGGTGCCGATTGGGTTGTATCTGATGTATTCGCGCAGGACGGCGCTTGGCGTCTCGATCTTGGTTATTCGCAAACACGATTCACGCCATCTGGCGGTGCAGTATTCGAGATTTCGTCATGAGCCTGCTAATCAGCACTGCGGTGCCTCGCCGGCGCATCCGCCGCGGTCTCGGATTGTTGGGCGACAGCTTCAGCGCGAACAGCCACACCATTGCTCCCACTGCTTTCGGTACCGAGGCGTATGGCCCTGCCGGCGCGATCGCGGCAAAGACTGGCCTCTTTCCCAGCTACCTGGATAATCAGGGCAAGGTTGGCGACCACTCCGGCCAGTTCATGTCGAGGCTTCCGTCCTGTCTGACTTCACTTACGGCGGATCTGTGGCTGCTACTTTCACGCACCAACGACAGCACTACGCCCGGCATGACGCTTGCTGACAGCAAGGCAAACGTCATGAAGGCAATCACCGCTTTCCAGAACACGCCCGGGAAGTACCTGATTGTCGGAACGGGCACGCCGCGGTTCGGCACCAAGGCGCTGACCGGCCAAGCCTTGGCGGATGCGATCGTGTACAAGGATTGGGTGCTGAGCTATGTCCGACAGTTCGTACCAGTCGTCAATATCTGGGATGGGTTCACCCAGGACATGACCGTCGATGATCTGCACCCGAACCTGATCGGCGCAGATTTCATCCAGTCCCGCTTCGTGCCGATCATCAACGCCAATTTCGAGTTCTTCGGCGTGCCGCTGCCCACAGATGCTGCCGACCTGTACTCAGCGATTCGCCCGTTCGGCTGCCTGAACGCCAATCCGCTGATGACTGGCTTAACCGGCGTGATCAACGCATCAGTGAACCCGGTCGCCGGATCAGTGTTGGCGGACAATTACAAGGCATCTGGCTCGGGCCTGACCGGCATCACAACTCGCTGGTTCAAAGAGCCCGCGACATTCGGCGAGGCGCAGTGCATCGAACTGGCCGGGACCATGGCCGCCGCCGGGGGGTACATCTATCTGCAGCCGGCGGCGAACGTGACGCTGTCGAATCTGCTGGCCGGTGATGTCATCGAGATGGTGTCGGCGCCGGAGATCATTGGCAACAGTCGGGGAATCCTCGGTTGGGAGGCTGAGCTGATGATTACCAAACCGGTGGCGGGTACGTCTACCACTATCTATTACCGCTCGATGGACAAGTATCAGGAGCCATTCACCCTGCCGGCGAACTGGAAGGGGGCGCTGGAGACCCAACGCTACCCATGTGATGTCACCGAAACGGTCGTTACAGCAAGGATGGGGCTTTACCTGGCCGCGGGCATCAGCCAGGACTCAAAAGTCAAAGCCGCTCAGTTCGGGATTCGTAAGGTCTGAGCTGCTTTTGATTCTGCCTCTCCTACAGCTACGGCGAAGGCAAGATGCTATATTCCCGCGTCAAAATCGGGGGGTAATATGGCACGTAGATTCCAAGGGGCGGATGGCATCAGGGCTTGCGCGTGTCTTATCGTACTCATCCTCCATTCCGTGGTTCTCCTGTACCAGGGCTTACATGGATATCTCATAGGTCTTCCGAAACTGGGTGTATGGATATTTTTTGTCTTAAGCGCTTTTCTGCTAACTGCTAAGTTCGAGGCAGACGGTTTTCAGCTTAAAGCGCTGTCTTCGTACGTGATCGGACGCATACTTAGGATATTGCCTCTATATATCCTGTTTGTAGTCGTGTATCGGTACGTCGGAACCGCCGGTATCAATAGTGATGCTGATATGTGGATGGCCCTAAGCCTACAAGGCGGCTATAGCCATCTATGGACCATCCCAGTTGAGTTCAAGTATTACCTATTTTTGCCTGCAGTTTCGTACGTTGCTTTATGGTGCCGCAATAGCTATGGCTACGGGTGCGCGGTGGCTGCCGGAGTGCTTATGATTCTCCTTCAACAAGCCATATGGCCATATTGGGACACCCCAACTGTTACGACCGATGTTTATTGGTATTTTTCATGTTTTACAATCGGAACATTCGCCGCAGTGATATTGCCTGCCGTATCGCTCTTGATCAACGCGAACCGGGCAGACCTATTGGTGACAGTTCTGCTTGTCAGCGCTGTGGTAATTAGTCCGTACTTCCAATATAAGATATTCGGAATTGTCCCAAGTGATTACTTAATAAATAAGTTCGTTTTTCTTAGCTTTGGCTGCGCGGTTTTAACCCTTTCGCTAATAAGCGGCGCGGGCTTTTATGGCAGGATCTTGTCGTCAAGACTCTTCACTCTTATTGGGAAATGGAGCTATTCGATTTATCTTGTGCATTGGCTAATTATCGTAAAAATATACGATTATCTGCCATACAGTGTATGGGGCGTGCTCACGGCGATTATCATCTCTGTGATAGCAGGCGGATTGATACACCATGTTCTCGAGCGGCCCATAGAAAACGTCCGGCATAAGATTATGAGCCGGATTTCATGAGTTCTTACGGATGATCAGATGAGGCCCCTGATTCCGCACGTTTCCTACATCCTTGCTCACCTCGAACCAAGTGAACTCCTCGGTCGATCTGCAGCACTCCTTTGCGATCTCGGCTGCGCGCTCCGGCGTCGTTTCGGGATCCACCCATTCTCGAGCGTGCTCTGGGCTCAGCACCACCGGCCGCCGATCGTGGATGTCGACCATGCCTTGATCGCTGTCGGCCGTGATAATCACGAAGCCGTCCTGCGGGTCGGGCTCAAGCCCCTGATGCACTTCCGCCAGCGCGGCGAAGAACATCGGCCCTTCCTCTTCCAGCCTGATGAAGTAGGGCTGCTTCTTCTTTGGGTCGTTCGGATCTTTCACCCATTCGAACCAGCCGTTCGCCGGAGCGAGCGCGCGGCCGTTCGGCCAAAGCTGCTTGAAGTACTTCCCGGTCATCACCGTTTCGACCCTTGCATTGATCGGGGCCGGCCGCTTCCCTTCTCCTTTCGCCCAGAACGGCGACCATCCCCAACGCACCTTGTCGACACTCAGGCCGTTTTCAGTTGGCCTAATGATCTCGACGCGCGTGGTCGGCGCGACGTTGTAGCGCTCGATCGGCCAAAGGTCGTATCCATTGATCACCAACTGCTCTGGAGCAAGCTCCTTGAGGTAGTGGTCCATCGGTTCGTAGATCGAGTAGCGTCCGCACATGAGGTCACCTGTCGCAAATCGGCTTATACAGTGTTGACCGCAACCGCGCCGCTTAGTTAACTGTACGCATATACAGTATCGGCAAGCGAAGCCCTCCCATGTACGTCCTTATCACTCCGCGCCGCCAGATGGGCGTCGCCCTACCGAAAGACCAGCTCAGCAGGATCCCGCCGTTCAAGGGCGACGTTCAGATTGTTGAGTCTCAGTGTTCCGCCCTTGGCCGCATTACCCGGGAAGCCTTCATCTTGAATAGCGTCGGCCATGCGCCGGACGCTTTACCTCGGCTTCTCGATGCCAGCGTGACGAGCATGGGGACTCAAGGGCTGATCATCTCCGGTATCGAGCAGGTGGAGCAGGCGTTCTATTTCCAGTCGTGGTGGTGCCGCTTTGAATGACGACATGGTTCCGGATCACTTGGACAACTCTCTGGACGAGTTCCTGAACATTCGCGCGCCTGGCACTTACCTGGTGAAGGTCGAAGGCGACAGCATGGAGGGGGCGGGGATATTCTGCGGTGATCTGCTGATCGTGGACAAGGGGATCGACGCCAAGGCCGGGCAGGTCATCATCGGCGTGGTGAACCAGCAACCGCTGGTCAAGTACCTTGCCTTCGTGGGTAGCCACCCAGTGTTGCGTTCGGCAAATCGCAAGTATCCCGACCGCTTCATCATGGAAGGAGACTACTTCGATATCTGGGGCGTGGTCACGCATAGCATCCGAGATCACTCGAGGAATTGAGCATGGACGTCAAAGAGTGTGAGCTGAAAATCTGGAATGACCTCCTCGAGCACGAGGCGCGGCGCGAGTGCGCGATCGATCACTGGGCCGGCGAGTTGGCGGGCCAAGCCAAAGCGTTGCAGCGCCTGGGCATCATTGACGAAGAGGAACTGCGGGAAATGCTCGAGTACGCGGACGCTGCGTACGGGCACGTTTCAGAAGAATTGGCATATACGGATTGGTTGAAGGCAGGAGCACCTGCTAACGAAGAGGGGGGTGAACGTGGGTAGTGTGCTGCAGGAAGGGATGCGCACGTGACGACACGTTAGTCACTGCGCTTCACAGCGTATACAGTCCAGATCTCTGAGTAGGTCTAGGCGAGAGCAAGGCACGTTATGGAAAACAACATCGTGAAAGAAAGTGGCTACTTCTGGTGGCGAGATGAGCCGATCCCAGCGGATGAAGCCGTCCCTCCGTCAGCGGTGGCGGGTGATCTAATAATCACCCACGACGGAAGGATAAGTTTGGAACTGCATGGATATTTGCCTTCAGCTGAACATCCTTTATCCCGAATTTTTGCGGGATCGGGCGATGCATGTCCGGAAATCGAAGGTCGCCTTAAAACCTCGAGCGAACACGTGCTGTTGATGGAAGTATATGCCAGTGGCGGCAAGGCTTCCTTCGGTGGCATTTCATACGAGAGCTACCGTGCAGAAGGTTGCCTCGTGGGTCCTCAATCGCTTCCAAGAACGAAGGGTGAACTGAAGTTTAACGGTCTGTCAATTCCGTTGACTGGATTTGAGGATTGGCTAGCGCTGCGCTCAATCGAAACGACCCGAACGAAAAGGAAGCTTGTAGCAATCCACAAGACACAGAAAAGCATAAAGTATTCACTTGGTGATAATAGTATTATGCTCATAGAGTACGATTTGTTCGCACCTATGTTTGGTAACCAGAAAAACTATTCAGTCGATATCAGGGAGGAGGCTACCCTAAGGTATTTGTCCCGGAGCAAGAAGACGTCAGCAGAGCTGAGGAAATACTTTATATCCATTTCCGACTTGTTATTGGTTTTAACGGGTTCTGACTATAGCGTGGATTGGCCGTTTCTGATATTGGGTAGTAGCAAAAATATTACGCGGTCGTACAGGTTCTACTTCCGCAGGTCGCGAAATACGGCCGAGCCACCTTCCCGCCACAATAGCTGGCTGACATTTTCCGCCATCCAAGAAAGTTTTGGTGATCTTTTTCAACAGTGGACACTCAAGCGTGAAGAGTTTGGACCCGGATTGAGCTTGTATCTAGGCACCCGCCGTGGCGTAGATCTGTATGTTGAGCACCGTTTTGTAAATTTGATATGGGGGCTGGAATCACTACATCGTTCGTTGACCAAGGACGCGCCTCCGACACCGTTGGAAGTTAAGGTTCAGCGTATTATTGCGCAGGTTGGTTTAGCAAGAGACAGGAAATGGCTGGAAGGCAAACTTGAACATTCTGCTGAGCCGTCTCTTGCCGAACGTTTGGTTGAATGTCTTAAACTTTTACCGCTGACCTTTTCAACCGAGTCCCTAAACCTCTTCTGTAAAGAGTGCGCTGACAGACGGAATGACATATCTCATTTTGGAGGGCAGCGCACTCCAGGCAGTTATGGAGAATTTGTTACAAAGATATATCATCTAAATAATGCGCTTAACTACATCTACCCGGCTATTATATTGAAGCTTTGTGGGGTTAGTGCCCCAGTTTTGCTGGACACCCTAACCAGTAGCCGAATCTCAGGCAGAATTAAACGTTCTCTCGGTGAGGTAGGGCTGGAAATTTCATAGCCCAAATGGAAAATACCGAATAGTGAATACAGCCACGTTTCTGAGTATCTGGAATGGTTGAAGGCGCGCGCAGCTACTAGAAAAGGGAGTCGGTGACGCTCGGCAGAACGCCGGGGAGGGGATGAAGCTCCCGCTGTGCGCAACAGCGGGATTAAAGCTCTCGTACCACTTTTTGTACCACCTGTTGCGTAAGAGCCGGTAAGAGCGGGTTGATCCGGGTAAGCAAACCCCCGGAATCATTGCCCTACTCTACTGGGATCAACGCATTCGGAATTATGTCGCAATTCCACGCCATCTCTCGCCAAGACGACTAAGCCTGGGTCCACTGCACCTCCGCAATCCCATGCCGCTCTGCAAGCGGTTTACTGAACACCTTGACCGTGTCGCGACGGTATTTCGGGAGCGGGGCAACACCGGAATCCACTGCCGCCCAATGCCAAGCCTCGGCGTTGCTCATCGTTTCCGCGCTGACATAAAAACTCTTGCAGGAGCCGTGGAGGAAATAATCGATTCGGTAATGAGCGGAGTGTGGCATGGGGTGCTTCCTTATTCCCGGATGATAACGATTCGTTTTATTCCGAAAATGGCCCGCAAGATTAGTTCCGAATTTTCTGGGTTCGTCACTCGTCCAATGGGAAGCCATCCTCATCTCTCGTTGGCAGCCAAGCATCCGCGGCGTCATTCACGGCTTGCACGAGGGCCTCGAATTGCGAAGCATCGATTATGCCGAGCTCATATACCTGCCGGATGTAGCCAATTGTAACGACCACGTTGTGCTCAGCAAATGCATGGCTCGAGCCGGAGCGGATTGACTCGATCAGTTCATCAACGCGCTCGGTTACGCGCTCGGGGGTCATTGCCATCTTTGGCTACTAACGCAATCAATCATTTAAACGGCCATCAGCGTTCATACCAGGGTGATGCGTTTCCCAGTCATGCAACGCTGACTGGGTTTGCGCCATCAGTTCGTTAAACTGCGCTCGCTCAAGCAGCCCTAAATCATAAAGCGAGGCCACGTAATAGCGCGCTTGGGCGGAGTTGTACTGGGCCAGCCCATCTGAAAGCGTGCCGATAGCCGCGATCATGTCCATGGCGCGGGAAACGGCGTCGACATTTGTCATTGGCATGACGCAAGTCCTGACTCGTTAATGGTAGTGGATGTTGGATCATAAACGGCACGCCGTAGATTTCCACTACGAGATACCGGTCGCTGACCGTAAGTCAGTTGATGACCCTTGAAATGTCGCCCATAGGCGGGCCAAATCAGTTCCGAAACTCAAGCCACGCCCCTTGCATAATGCGGTCTGTAGCCTAGCGGTTTTGAAAAAGTATCGGAACGCCAATAGCCCTTGAAGGGGCGGCCCGCTTGTTTTTCCGTAACGGTCTTGAAATCCGGTGAAGCAGCCGGCGTCGGGACCGTGATCCCACTCGGGGAAGGGTGGGGGATTTTCGGGGATTAGCTGTATTCGGTGCGGATCAGTACGGCATCGTTTGCAGCGAGCGCCTTTAAAGGTCCAATAGAATCAACAGCTTAGGAATATCGTCAAGCATGGGGTGCTAGGGGTCGAGTGTTCGAATCACTCCGTCCCGACCATATTTTGTAAAGGGAATCAGCCACTTACCGGTTTGATTCCCTTTTTCATTTCTGGCTTGCGCAAAACCCGCGCAAAACTATCTGGCGATCGCTGATATCGGGGTCTGGCACAGTTTCAGACCAAATCACCACGGCATGCCCTGTCACGCATCCAACGGGGGCTCGGACACGCTTGCGCTTGGCGTCGATCTTTTTCGGGATCTCCTCTAGGTCAGCGACCAGCTTTTTGCCCACACCATTCAGCGCAGTTTTAAAGCGGGCGACCTTGTACTCCATGGAGGCGATCGCCTTTCGGCCCTATCGGCGGCTGATGTCCGGCGTGAAACCGTCAATTTCAATGCGGATCTTTTACAGCCAAGGCTCAAGATCCTTTTCGGCGCTGAAGACTGTCATAGCCGTTTCAGCTGGCGGTATGGCAACGAGTTGAGTTTATGCGGCCATGACGTTCTCCCGCGCCATCCGTGCCGGGGCGCTGCGATTTAATGAGGGGAGTGTGCAGGCCGCAGGCGCGAGCGAGCGTCAACGTGACTCGGTTGTCAGCACTTTGACTTACTGGATCATCGAGCCCGGAAGGGCGCAAGTGGTGACTAGGGACGAATTCGCACTTCGATGCTTCGACCTAGCATGGTGGCAGCAAGCGGTAGGGGAAGGTCGCACACACGCATATCACGGGGTTTCCCGATCACTTCATTGAAGGGCAGGCCAAACCCAAAGATCGGGTGGGGACGTTCGGGGCGACCGAGTTGCTGGGCCGGCGAGGAATTACGTTGGGCATTGCTCATGTCGATATCCTCGGCCGGTGAGCTCTAGCTCTTTTCAGCCTCTCGGAACAGTGAATGAATTCTTGTGAGGTATAGCGTTGCTATCGGCCAGATAAACGATTTGTTTAAGCATCAAGCTCTGGAGTAGGCGAGGTTAGTGGGGCGTGACAGCGCAGAAGCCAGAAGCCAGAAGCCAGAAGCCAGAAGCCAGAAGCCAGAAGCTACAAGCTACAAGCGAGAAGCTAGAAGCTAGAAGCCCCTTGCAACCCAGTCGTAAAGCGCCGGGTCTCCAGCAAAGCCTTGGCGGCGTGCCAAGCGAAGCGCGATGTCTCGCATCTTGCCCGCGAAATTGACTTCTTCAATCCGCTCTTCGATCTGCTCTTCGATCAGCGATTTGACGATGGCCAGGCTCATGCTGCGCTCCTGATTGTTTCGACCCGGTCGCCAGCCTTGAATGCCAAAACCCCGCGATACAATGCGGCTTCTTGATAGGTGACCTGACCGAGGAACTCGGCCTTGTCGATACCACCTTCGAGGAATGTGCGATCCGGCGCAGGGTTTGTGGATTTCGCAAGCTGCGCGATCTTCAGACCGATATAGGCGTAAGCCATGTCCTTGCTCAT